GTCGCGTGTTGAGCAACCCGGGACTCTTTCGAGGCACGAAACCCGGCCCACTCCTCAACCCCCCATAACCTGACCAAACTGTCGTTTGTATACGGCCCTGCGCTTGCGCTAACGGGACTTACGCCGACATGTTGTCTAGGTGGGGTGGATCGAGGAGGAGCACACAGGCTCGCACGACTACTTGAATCACAGGCTACTGCCGTGATCGGGGCGTGAGAATTCGACAAGATCGCCGTCATCTGTTCGAAATACCATGACGGTTTTCGAATCTGAACGTCGGAGCTTAGAGCTCGAGCTCTGGATACCACCATCGGTGGCGTCCTCGGCTTCGCTTTCAGCACCGCACTGGACGGCCTTGAGGACCCGCAACTCATCATACCATTCGAGAGGCTTAACAACCTTACTTCCCTGGTACTCGCGGGCTCCTTCCTTGTCAGCAGCGGACAACTGGCGAATCTTCCATTCACCCTTATCCTCCGACCGGATCGCCTGGTAGTTCATCAGGCTGATCGGCTCGGTGGACCATCGCTGCTCGTTCTCACGCATAGGTTCCAACTTACTTCGCACGTAGACCTCTCCGGGTTTCACGTCGAGGACGGCACTTGCCGAAGGTCTGACCTTCCTGCAATAAGTGACGCGTCCTTCGAGACCCATCGGAGAGTTCAGGTCCCACAGCACATCTTCCTCGTGGCCATCAAGCTCGAGCTTCGTCCCGAAAGACAAGCTCTTCCACTTTTGGCGGAGGTATCCGGCAACTCGCTGTTGCCACGCTGTGAACCTGGTCGTGCAATCGTCGGGCAAGACGACGCCAAGGCCTCCCAACTCGGGGGCTCCGTGCATGTTGATGTCCCCAGAGTGGGTATGAAATTTGATATCAGCACGGAAGAAGTGATGGACGCGCAGGAGCGTCCGCCGAGGGTCACAACTCTCTGTGATCACCCGGTTCACCTTGGCGGTGAAAGGCATTTCGCGGTTTTCAGGCCTAAGGCCGGTCTTAACATCCTTGCATCGGAAGTCGACTTCCCTCTCGACACTGCGGCCGCTGTAAAGCAGACCCGTGTTGAGGAAGCCGACCTTCTCAAGGTCACCATTCGACTTGTGGACGAACCCCTCGGAGTTAATCGTCACGAAGTCCGGGCTGATGTAATTCTTCCCAGCGCTCAAAGTGAAGCCTGCGACCTTGGTCCAGGCCTGCCACTCGGCGTAGAAGGAGTCATCCGCCCGAAAGCAAATATCGTCCCCGTTCACGAGGATCGGTAGTTGGTCGATGGTGAAGGACCGGCCGGTGTGGTGCTCTAGAGCCAGCCAATATGCGGCTGCGTTGATTGCACACAACACCGGGAATGACAGGACACTGCCCATGAGCTGACCATTCGTTTGGTCAATCGCATGCTCATGCGGCTCCAGAGCCCCTGGGAAGGAGCTCGCGTGCGTGGCATCGTAGCGGAAATCTCCGCCTTGCCCCTGCACGTACTTGATCCTGTGATTGCCAAGTACCGCGCGGGCGACAGCAGCTTCATCCGGATCCAATGACCCGGCCTTGATCGCCTCTTCGAGGCACAAGGAGTTTATCTGCTGACTCAGCCCGTCAGTTGCAGCCGAATAATCACCAGAGACCCATTTGTCGAAGTGACCGAGTCCAAGCGTCTTGTGACGTTCGAGGAGGTCGGTCAGATCATACTTCTGCAAGGGTCGTCCGGTGAGGCGGAAAGCGGGATACGACTGAAGTCTCTCCCACATCGCTCTCTGCAATGGCTGCGCGGCGAAATATGGCATACCGCTGCCTTTCGTAATAAGCCGGCACTTGAGGGGCTCGAGGATCGCGGCGACCGTTGCTTGACAACGTCCGCCCATCTCGCCCAGCTCTCGTAAAGCCAGCTTGACGGCATACTTGGTCGTGACGCGGGGCAAAATTCCCTCGCGTACCACCCGACCGGGTCCATCCTCGCGGAAGCGACAAAGAGGCCACTGATCGCTGCTGATTCCCTCAGGGAGGTCAGCTTGGTCAATGAGCTCGTGGAGCAAACGGCTCCTGACGTGGCCAGCACGACCGCCTTCGGCGCGTGTAGCTTCGTCACAGGCATTGAAGCCTGGATTCGCCGGTTCGCTGGCGAAATGTCGCATCTTGCGGGACGGATGGAAAGCCGCCCATGTCTTGCCCTCGCTCGTCACAGTGCGCTCAGTCATCCAAATGGCTCGGAACTTCTTGCGAAACTCTTCCGCAAACTCGTCCGTTAGCCAAGGCAATGTCTGAGTGAGTGCCTTCTGATGTTTGCGCATCGTTGCGCAAATGAAGTCTCCTGGCACTTCTGCACAGCCACGCTTCACACCCTGGAGTATCGCCCACATAACTCGTCCAGCTCGGACGGTCGTGGTGCGGCTCACAATCAGGTTGCGAAAGTGGCGGCGAGCCCCTCCTCTGAGAGGGAAATGGAAGTTGGAACCTTCCCCTAGAGCTGCTTGCAGTCCGGGTGGCATCTCGGGCATTTGTTGTCTCAAGAAACGGGCCATTGGCCAGCACGTGAGATACTTTTGCCACGCGACGCTCGTCGCCGGATCTGGTGCCTTCAGAAGCACCTCAAGCAGCCCCCACCAATCGGAATCGCTACAGTGTCGGAAGACCGGGTCTGCATCACAGCAGACATCCCAGGTACTCCTGACGAACATGATAGCTGCTTTGGTAACCCATAGCAGCTGTTCTGGATCCGATTGGCCCACGGCGGAGCTTTCGACCGTTCTAAGCAAACAAGGGGGAAGCGAGTCTTCTCGAATGCCCTCTTGCTGCAATAAACGTCGGTCGATTGCAACCTCAACGCGACTATCGCGTTCGCAGGTGCCGCCAGTCTCCCCTTCCGGAGACCGGAGCTTGCGCTTCACCTTCCGCAAGCTCTCCACAAGAACATCGTAA